GAGCACGTAACTGACGCTCTGTACTGGCGTCCCCATCTATTTCAAATACTCGTACTTCATATCCTACTAGCGTCTCTGTTTGAACACTAGCTGGTTCTGGAGTTACTCGAGTTACTTCTGCCCAATACTTAATAGCCATTAGTAACTTCCTATCTGTTGAATAACTTTATCTTGTTCCAAAGCTGATTTAAAGCGCTGTAGAAGTACCTGTACTTCTCCGATACCAGCTTGAGCAATATTGACATTCATGTTTACAGTTACACAACCTCCACCGCCACTTGTCGGGCGATTTCTAATGCGGTCTGCTTCCATCTTAGTCATAAGAACTTCGTCTTTGTGCGTATAGGTCAAGCCCTCTTCAGTACGTTCTGCACCATAGAAACCTACTTTGATACCAGCTTTTCTAGCGGTAGCTTGAGCATCATCTAGATATTTAGCAAATGAGCCGTTGTTGTACGCAGACCATGGTTGCCAGTTACTTCCTTGATTAGAGATAGCCCACGCAGCCTGTACGTTAAAAGCTGGGTCTAGAAGGCGCTTGCCGTCTCTCCACTTACCACTTGGAGTGTTTGGTGGGTTCTTTAAACTTCTAATTTGGAATACACCTAAGCTTGGTCCCCAAGTTTTATTTTGCAAGCTTACGTCACCCTTAGCGCCTGCTCTTCCACCAGACTCAGCCAGTGCAACAGCAAAAGCAGTCTCTAAAGATTTGCCTCTAAAACCTTGCTTATGAAGTGCAGTTAACAAACCTTTACGTGAACCAAAAGCCATACCTCCGGCATCGCCTGATGCGGCATCCATTACAGAATTGCCTTTGGCTGATTCTAAGAAATCGCTTACGCCAGAGGTGCTGTGTGCTTTTGCCCAAGCCAACATATCTCCATCGGAGATATCGCTATAACTTAGCGGTCCCTTTTGAGCAATTAACTGTGCTAATCGACTACCGCCCATAATGTCTTTTCTAGATCCACTATCTAAGCCGCTAGGAGAAGACCAATCAAAATCTTTGTAGGCGTCAGATTTGCTTTTAAATAGGTTAGATATACTAGACTTTACTTTTCCAAACCAACCCTTAGGATCTTCACTCTTAGATCCCTTGTCTTTTCTTACTTCAAAATGAAGGTGTGGTCCAGTAGATGATCCCGATCCAGGTGCTCCTTTAGCACCTCCGGACAGAGCAATTTGTTGTCCCTGACGAACAACGTCTCCTACCTTTACAAGTGCTTTACTAAGGTGTGCGTAATATGTAAAGAAGCCATCGTGCTTTAGTACTACGTACAGTCCAAAACTTCTTTGACCCCCACCTTGCGTAGTTACTGTGTCTACGATTCCGTCAGCTGCTGCCAATACTGGAGTTCCTACAGGCATGGCGTAATCAATACCGCCGTGGTGTTGCTTAGCGGTTCCGTTAGGGTCCTTACGAGTTCCGTAATCAGAAGATACTCTATATCCTTGACCTGGGTTTATTACTGCAGCATTAGCAGGGTTAGCCTGAGCTCCGCTAGCTTGACCTGTTTGTCCGCCACCTTGATTCATACCAAATAGCTGACCTGCAGCGTTTGAGCCGCCACCTATAAGGGCACCAATCACAGCTCCAGGCAAACCACCAAACATAGCTCCAGCACCACCAGATAATGCTGCGGATGCAAGTACGGAACTTAGGTTAAATTTTTCACTGCCTCGTCCTGATTTATAGCCTTGGTAGCCGCTTATAGCCGCTCCTAGAATAGGTACTCCCTTTCCTAGGGCGCTTGCACCTTTACCCGCTGCTGCGGCTCCTGCAGCTGCTTTTCCAGCCCCCCCACCAAGTGCTGCACGCATCATTAACATTTGTGCAATACCGCCTGCGGCACCGGACATAGTTGCTCCAGCACCTCCAGCCATAGGTAGAGTTTCTAGTACGCCCTTTAACGCAGCAAGTCCTTGAACTACTGGTGGCAGAAGTTCGCCAAATGCAGCCATACCATTGTTAACGCCTGCGGCCATAGTTAGAGATGCGTTATAGCCAGCTACCGAACCTTGTTCCGTAGCTTGTAGCAGTCTATTTTGAGAGCTTTGAAAATTAAAGTTATTGCCCTGTACGCTTCCTTTTATGCCCATAGTGTTTAGAACACCGCCGGCATTTTTCATCTGACTTGCTGTTAAAGGCTTTCTATTTTTAAACCTAAGCATAAGCATGCTTGTGTACAGTTGGAATGTTGCAGGGTCTCCGCCAGCAGCAGCCATAATAGTTTGGTAATCAATGCTGTTTGGAGAAAACATTGCTTCAGGGTTTTTAGGATCATTACCCCGGTATAGACGATTGTAGATGTCATTTACAACCTCATTTGGTTGCCTTAGGTTGCCTTGAGCATCTCTAAGACGCACACCAAGACGAAGCAATACCATGCTGTTTTGACTTGCGTACGCTCCAGCTGCTCCCTCGTTAGCCATTCCAGAAGCAGCGCTCATACCGCCAAGCTGACCCATAATGTTCTTAGTACTTAGGGAGTTAGTTCCGTAACCACCCTGAGAAAGAATCTGGCCTATGGCCATAGTTGGACCCATAGCACTGGTCATGTTTCCACGACCAACCATGCTGTTGGCGTTAGTAATCACTCCACGAGCACCGCCAGCGCCACGAGAGTACATAGCAATTTGTTCTGCAGCTAAGCGTTGCGTAACAGCTGTCATAGTGCTTGGCATAATGCCCATACCAGCGGCACCCAAACCTACTGCAGCAAGACCAAGCATCTGGCCACGGCCCATACCTCCGCCGCCATAAGTGCCATTCATTAAAGATTGTGCACCTGGACCCATAGAGGCTAGACCAAGGCTGCTAGAAGACTTTCCTTCTTGAGCTTTTACAGTCTTATCTACGGTCTTATATATTCGGTCGTAAAGTTTTTCTAGCTGGGTAGCTTTTTTGACAGCAGTTTCTAGACCCTTTTCCATAGCGCCATTGATACCCTCAATAGCTTTCTTGCCCTCTTGGGCGAAAGAGTCTAGCCCAATGTTTCCCTTGGGATCGCGTTCTGCCACTTCTATGTCACCACCTTAGGTCTTGCAGCTGCTTTAGATATGAAAACTAATCGTTCTCTTACCGACAAATTTCGTAACTCTGTTAATGACCAGCCCGGATAAAACTGAGCTAGAACATCATAAGAGTCGATGAGCATTTGGTAGCTTGTCTCATGAACGAAACAAGTCTGCCAGTGTTAATGGCAGTTCTACCTCCTGGCCACACGTTTTACAGGCCTTCTTTACTTCACTAAGCAATGGACCAGGATTGCGTTTTGCAATCTCTTCTAAGATAGTTCTACGATCTTTTATACCAAGGTTACGAATTTGAGCTTGACCCAATACTGGGACATCATTAATTTCTAATACACAGTTGCTTAATAGCAGTGTGTCTAGCTCGGCAGTGTTCTTATTAGAAGCATTGACAAGCTTGTTTTGTGTATCTCCTGTAGGGAGAGACACTTTTACTTTACCTACTTTTAGGTCAAGTGTAAATCTACGGTCATTGATTCTGTCATCCAAAGACTTAACCTCTACGTCTTTTTCAAGATCTACTACAAAGGTCTGTAACTCTGGGCAACGACTGCAAACAGCCTCTAGTTCAATTTCATTACCAAAAGTAACTCGTCTAATTGCTAGAAGTAGTGCCTCACGATCTCCAGCTAAAAGCATACTTAGTGTTTCTTTATCTGCTGGTTTGCCACCTAGAGATACCGTAGCTTTCTCAAGAATGGTCATTAGAGCTTTTCCTGGTTCAGAGATCTTAACAATAGCTTCTTCATCTCCACCGGTTAATTCTCTAACCTCTGCAGTAGTAACTAACTGGTCGTCTAGTGGGTCGTAAAACCCGCCAGGCAACTCGATGTTTGTGTCGGGGAGCGATGGGATCGTAATAGTAGGTACCGATCCCACCGTCTCCTCGACCTGAACTTTAGTAATTTCTTGAGCGATCTTATTTGCCAATGCCGGATTTTCTGCGGCATTTAGAGTCTGTGTAGTCATTTTATATACCTTCTGTTAGTTACTGATTTGTGTTCTCTGAGCCTTGAATAGCGCCGTTATTGAATACAGCTGCTGATGCAGTGTAGTCAGTTGCGTATGTAGCATCCCAACCTTCATGAACTACAGTCATTTCTTCAACCATGAGGCTGTTGCCGCCGGCATCCAAGTTGCTGTATGAGAGGTTAGTAATCCATGCGTTGTAAATGCGGAAACGTAGAGCTACGTGTGGGTCTGCTGCATCTCCTGCTTTAGTAGCATTTGTTGCAGAGCCAACAGTAAGGCCAGCAGCATTTGGATGGCTGAGAACCTTAATATCGATATCGCAACGGAAGTCTGCACCAACACCAGCAGTTGCGCCTGAGCTAATTACTGAGAACAGACGACGCATCCACTTATAGTTTTGTGAGTTTTCTAGCATCACACCACGGCTAAATGTAACCGGGCTGAATGAGGTTTGACCAGGAAGCTGGTGAACAGTTGTGTTGTAACCACCTTCACGGTACTGAATAGCTTCTGTTGCAACAGTTAGACCTGAAACAGAAGTGAATCCCATCTTGGCATCAAAAGACCAAGTAGGGGTAACGCCTCCGGTAGGAGGTAGGAACTCTACCAGAAACCGGAAGTTACGGACTGGATCCGTTGCTAACGTAGACAATACGTTAGTAAATGCATTAGCCATTTTTTGTTATCTCCTTACGCCGAAGCGCTTCCGGTGATCTGCCCAATGCTGATCACAATGAACTCTGCTGGGTACTCTACGGCCACACCAATTTCAATATTAACGCGACCACTAAGAATTTGCTGTGGCGTGTTATTTGAAGCATCGCACTTAACATAGAATGCCTGTGCTGGGGAGGTACCGCGTAGACCACCTTGTGACCAGTAGTCACGAAGGAAGTTACCCAAAGACGTACGAATCTGGTTCCAGAGACGTTCGCTATTATTCTCAAAGACTGCAAACGCACTGCGATCAGTAAGTTCTTTCTTTAAGAAAATCATTGAACGGCGAACGTTGATGTAACGCTCACCTGGGGTGTTATTCATGGTACGACCGCCCATGATAACAATTCCTGCACCAGGAACGTTACGGATAGCGTTTACTGGGGCTGCTGCAACGTTTAGAGAATCTAGTTCTGTGTTGGTTAAAGAACGCTCTAGAGCCACAGCATTTGAAACTCGAGTACCAAAACCAGCTGGGGTCTTAAACACTCCGCGAGTAGCGTCTGTATCTAGGAACTTACCCATAGCTGCTGGGCCAGGAGGAAGGATGCGTGTTGCTGAACTTGCTGCGCTTAGCTGATCTGGAACTACTACCCATGGGAAGTAAGTTGCAGTGTTTCCACCGTCTCCAGAGGCAGCAAAACCTGCCTTAACATCAGCTGCGTATGTGATTGCTTCAGCAGCTGTTAGGCCGGCTGGAGGATCAACAATCGCAAAAGCATCTCCACGAGCTTCAGCATAACCTGCTACGTCTGCCTGTAGAAGAACTGCAGCTGCACGATCACCTGTAGTTCCACCTGATGCAAATGTATATGCTGCATCTGGGTTGTTAATTAGAAGTGGGCTATTAATAGGATCAAATGTAGCCAAAGCAGTTTGATAGTTTGTACGGGTAGGCGTAGCTCCGTCTGCACCGCTTGTAAAGTCTTTTTGTCCAGCTACTTCTGGTTGGTTACCTGGGGCAGCTGTAGAAGAGTTTAGGTTAGTTACTGTTACAAAACTTGAGCTTGAGTTAACGTAAGAAACTACGTAACGTGAGCTTGTTGTAGACATGCTTAGGTCAGTATGTTGTTCTACTACTCCACTTGCATCAGAAATGATTAAGTTGAAAGTTGTAGTAGATGCAGAAGTTACTTCTGCCTTTAGGCTGTTACCCCAAGCACCTGGATTAGATGCAGTTAAGGTAAGCGTAGATACTGGGGTTGCTGCACGATCACGAAGAGTGACGCTTGCTGCAGCTGCGCTGGTACCCACAACACGCTTTACGTATACCTGACGTCCGCCATTAGCGAAAAAGGCATAGAGAGCCCAAGTTGCTGGGAATGAATCTGACAGTCCACCAAAGGTCTTAACGAAGTCATACCAGCTTGTTACAAGTACTGGTGAAGCCGTTGGACCCTTTGCAAACTTACCAACAAATGCGCCACGCGACGCACCGTTGTTTGCAGATTCAATTGTTTGAGGCAGGGCGACTTCATTAATGAAGACTCCTGGCCGGCTATATGTAGCCATCTGTTTTACTCCTTAGGGTTAGTTGGTTTTCTTAGGGGTGCCGTATTATGAAGATATTGTGGTGAATTCAGTAGGCTGGCTATTGAGCGAGACGTTGGTTTCTGTCACAGGGACAATTTCAGAAAGAACAACAGGCAAGATTTCAGCGCTTACTCTAATGGTGTAAGCATTAGAGAATAGACGCTTTCCGTTCTCGTCTGTTGTATCTTTTTTTGCAAAACCCAAAAAATCCATACGGCGAACCGTATTATCTTCTGGGACTACTAGTAACCCATACCGTAGAGGTATGCGTTGTCCGGTTGCCATCTCTGCCATAATCTGTCGATCATGTCTTGGCTGACGTGCCCAAGTTGTGATCTGATAGTCAAGGTAGACTGGAATCGGAAACTCTGTTACGTACTGTTCTGAGGTGTTTGCTCCTTCAGGGAAGTACGGCATTTGAATCTCACCGCGATGAGCTCTAGCAAAGTCTTCGTTATAACCTAGGAAATCTATGGTCATATATGGGTATGACTGTGCACGGATTTCTAGATCTGGTTGACCAAACCATACACCTACTGGACGAGCTGGATTACCGCTGTCAGATACGGTTACTCCTGTAAGCATTAGCTTTAGAGCTTTATCTTCATTAAGAATAAATGGCATTAGAACATCGCCCCCAAAATACCCTTTGCGTAGGCAGCGTCATTAATCTGTTCTAAGAATCCTCGTAGAACATATTGAGGGGCTGAGGTTTGGGTACCATACTCAAGATCATTGATCTTAGATGTTAGGTACGGTGGATAGTAAATAGTATAGGTTCCACCATCATTGATTACGGATAGGTTATTGACGACCTCTGCAGGCCAGCCATAACTAAGGCACCAGTCGTGTAGGGCCTTTGTAGTTGCCGCAGAATCTAGGCGGGCGCCTTCATTGATGGAGTTTCTAAGTCTCTCGGATAATCTCATTTACGGCCCACGATTGCTTTAGAGATTAGACTTCCTGCAATCCAACCAGTTACCATTGAACCAGCGTGGAATTTGTCTAGACCTAAAACACCGCGGACGAATTGCTCTTTATCAGCCTCAGTTTCGGCTCGAGCCATCCTATCGAGTAGGTAAATCATTAGAAACCTCCAACGGGAGACATGCAGGGTTCCGGGGGCACCCCCGGCGTTATTCAAAGAATAAACGAAAAAGGCCCCTTTCGGGGCCTAAGTCGTTACTTCTTTTTAGACTTTTTCTCTCGCTTGTCCTCAGCTTTTTCGCCCTTCTTGCCTTCCTT